CTTTGTAAAGGTTTTCCTTTGAGGTCATTTGTATTTGATTCTGTTTGAGAAGTAGATTTAATTATTGTTTCTGAATAAATTTCTTTTGATAAATTTAAAAGATTTTCTCCATTTATTATACCAATATCACCTTTATCAATACTTTTACCATTTAAGAAAACATTTTTTAAAGATATTTCTCTTAATTTTTTTATTTCATTTGTTTGAATTTCTAATTCAAAATAAAAGTAATCTGGATTTAATTTTTTATAAAAATATCCTACTTCTTCAGCACCTTCTCCTATTATTTTTTTATTACCCACTTTATAAATTTCTATAGATTTGCTATCAACATGCGTTTGCTCATGCGTAGCTTCTAATTCTGCTTTGTTTTTTTCAATATAACTGAATAAATCATGTAAAACATTTTCTGAATATTGAATTTGCTCATAATCTGATGTTGCCTGTTCTTTTACTATATTTCTTAATTCCAAATAATTTTTAATATTAGGCTGTCCATAAATTAATTTGTTTGTTAATTTATCATGACAAACATCTTTTTGCCCAAATAAAGTATTTAATTGTTCTGAGGACAGTTCAACTTTTGAAGGCTTTCTGTATTGATTAAAATAATCTATTTCTTTTTCAAAAAAAGTATTTTCCTTATTATTAGATTTATTGTCAAAATTTAAAAGTTCAGAAATTCTATCTTTATTATTACCATTTTGTATATCTCTTAAGCGGTTTATTTTTTCCATCCTATTTCTTGTAAATTCGTCTAATGGAAATTTTTCATTACTTAAATTAGTTTTATTAGACTTTTCTTCACTTTCTTCTTCATAGAAATCACATATAACATCTTGAACCATCTCCTTAAAGAAATCTTCGTTAGATATTTGTTTTGCCATGATTCTAGCCAATTCTTTTTGAACCATGTTTTTCATTTCTGTTTTCACAGAGTTTTTTATTTTTTTCATATTCTTATTTATTTATTTTCAAATAATTTTTTTAGTAACATTTCATTATTTAAATCCTTTAAATCTTTAAGTGTATAATCAGCTTCATCGTATTGATTATATGGCCTATCAATTTTAATTGATATTTTTCCTTCTGGTTTATTTTGAAACGCCTCTGGAGACACATCTACTAAAACATCACAATAATTCCATTTATCTACGCTATCTTTAACAACTTGAACGTTTCTTGCTCTACACCCAGTTTTGTGAAGAAAAAAATAATTTGCAGAAATAGCATTTGCTTTTAAATCAGTAATTAAAATTGTTTCAAATAATTTGTTCTGAAGTCCATATGCTTGAATTCTATTAAAATAACTCATTGCATTTTTATATTCTTCAGAATCTCCAAATATTCTAAACGGATGGTTCTCATACATAAATTTATCTAATGCTTCCTGTGGCGTTAGGATTTTATTTTCAAATGAATTAAATTTGTCAAATACAATATTTGATTCATTTGTTTGGAATGCGTTTTCGTTTTCAAATTCTTTTATTTCTTTAAATTGATAGTGATTTAACAAGTCATAAGTGTCCACTGGAAGAGAAATTAATTCTTTCGCTTTTTCTTCCATTTTCCTTGTTCTGTCCTCATAATCTTGTTCAGTGGGGTTTTTAAGTTGAAATTCATCAGTCATTTCGACAATGTTTTCATTATAAATAAAAGTTTTTCTATATTGTTTGTCAAATGCATCAATATAGTTTCTTATTACTCCATCAATTGATATCCCTAATTTTTTCATATGTTCTTATTTTATTTTTTAATTAAATTATTTCTACAACCATATGGTTTTTTGAATGCCTATTTCAAACAAAAATCTTTTTTCATTTTCTGATTCCCTAATAAGAGTTTCAGAATCAAGTTTAAAATCACCACCTGGCAAATTTACATGACTAAATTTTCCTCTAAGTCTACCTAACATTTCCTTGCAAACTGCCAAAGCATACCTTTTTATCCAAATTTCCTTTATTTTTAATTTCTTTTTATATTGTCTTCTAGAAAGAATAGATGTAATAAGATTAAACTCTTCTTCTGCAATTACGAAAGCTTCATTAAATTGCTCTTCTGAAAGTTCAACCGTTATTTGTGGAGCACCAAATCTCAATTTTATTTGATTAATAATTTCATCGTTTTTCATAAATTAACTTATTAGTTTTATGAAAAATAAAAAAAGCCTTTATTAATATAAAGACTTTTTTATTAAATATTTAAAAAAAATTATTCGAAAGTGGTAAATTCAGCATTTGGGCCAATATATAATATAGTTTGGCATTTTCCATCATTGTGAATTATTACATCTGAGTGAACCCAATCAGATGCTGAATGATTATATCCTTGTCTTAATTTGCAATTACATCCAACTTGAACAGCTCCATCAAATCTCCCAACTCCATGACCATGAGCAGTTATTATTTTGGTATTTAGTCGTTTAAATTGTTGTATATTACCTCTTGACCCGCATGTTCCATCCATTCCATGTTTACTCAATTCCCATCCTTTAACTTTATAAGAGCCATCTCTTGGTAAAACTTTGATATTTGGGAATTTTTGATTAATAATATAACCCAACAAGCCATTTGGAGCTTTGTCTTCTAATAAGATTTTGGAGTATTCAACAAATTCAAGTGCATTTTTTATATTTTTTTTAGGGTCTGAATTAATAATATATCTATCTAAAAAATTATCATGATTGGAAAAAACCACAACCAAATTATATTTTTTTATTGTATCTAAGAAATCTAAAATTTTATTAATTTCATTTTTTAATGAACTTACATCCTCAACTTCGTTTCTATATTGCTGAATCCAATTCTTTTCTTCATGTGGGTTAACACTTTTAAAATCTGCCAAATCATGTAAAAATATTTCTTTTGGATTTAGCTTTGGTATTAATTCAGAAAAAGACCTATTTATTACTATTTCATCATGGGCACCATAATGTATATCCCCTTTAACTATTGCAGGAATTTCAGTGTTTCTGGTTACATTTCCATCATTAATATTCCAATATAAGTCATTAAAGTTGCCATTTTCTTTAGCTGTTATTTGTCTAGCATAAAATGTTTGTTCATCTTTTATTTCAACTATTACAGCCCCATATGTTAAATGGAATTCTGAAATATGGCCAATTTTACTATCTGTAAAATTCGGTTTAGTTAAATTACCAGTTGTAAACATTATTCTTGGTTTATCATCTAAAACTGGCAATGATTTCATATGCACTCTTGGATGTCCCACAATACATGATTCACTACACAAGCATTCTAAATTTGATAAGGGGAGTATTGCCGTGGGCTGAATTTTAACATTACTTAAAACAGTTATTTTATTATTTAAATCATGTCTATTTAGAGTGAGATATGGTACGATTTTCTCATCCCACCACTCTTCTTTTCTATTACAATCTAATATAATACTTGTTGGATTATGATATCTGTATGGTATTACAAGTATTTCTGCGTCTATAAAGTCAGCATAAGCAAGTAAATTTTTCCAAAACCCAAGATTTATTTTTGTAGCATTTTGTGCCGCCGTTATTAAAAACTTTTTCTTTTTAGTATCATGTTGTTTCTTTTTAGCAATTTCCAGTTGTTCTGGAATAATTTCAGTTTTTTCAGAAAATCCCAATTTTGAACACCATTTTCTTACAGTACGTTCTCCTTTATTAAAAAACTTCATTAAAATTGACATCCTTTTGTCCCAGGATAATGAATTGTCTTTATAAATTTCTCTTACTTTTTTGATATCGCCTTCTGTTAAATCTTTAAACTTCATATCTTTTATTTTTTGTTGCAAATATATAAAAAAAAAGTTAAAAATGCAAAATTTTTTATTTTTATTAAACATAAATTTTTTTTATTTTTTTTGTAACTTTTTTATGTTTTTACGTATTATATACATATTTAATATAAAATTTGTATAAAATAAAATGAAAACAGAAGTTGAAATAGTTGAAGAGAAGGATGACCCTCTCGGTCAAAGCACAAAATTCAAAGAAAAATATTATCCACAAACAACAAATATCCAATGGAATGATTGGAAATGGCAACTGTCAAATTCAATAAAAACAACAGTCCAACTTAAAAGATTTTTAAAAATTACAGAAGAAGAAAACGTAGATAGCTCTAAACTTCCATTACGAATAACTCCATATTACCTTAGTTTAATCTACAATAGCCTAGAGTTAAGAAAAACTATGGTATCTACCATAAATGAACTTAAAGAAAACTTTGGAGAAAAAATAGACCCACTTAACGAAAATGAAGATTCTCCTTTGCCGGGGCTTGTTCATAGATATCCAGATAGAGTTTTGTTTTTAGCAACAGATTTTTGCTCTGCAAATTGTAGATATTGTACTAGGTCAAGAATTATTGGAAAGGGAGTAGAAAATGTAAATTATGATAAAATTATAAACTATATCAAAGACCACTCAGAGATAAGAGATGTTATTTTATCTGGAGGAGACCCACTTACTCTTTCCGATGAAACAATTGAATATATACTTGAAAACTTAAGAAACATACCTCATGTGGAAATAATAAGAATTGGTACCAAGGTTCCATTTGTATTACCACAGAGAATAACTGATAATCTAATTAATATTTTGAAAAAATATCATCCTCTTTTTATGAGTATACATTCGACTCATCCTGATGAAATTACAGATGAATCAAAAAAAGCTGTAATAAAACTTGCAGATGCTGGTATTGTTTTGGGAAGTCAAACGGTTTTATTAAAAGGTGTAAACAATAATTCAAAAACATTAAAAAAATTATTTCATGAACTTTTGAAAATAAGAATTAGACCTTATTATTTATATCAATGTGACCCAATTATTGGTTCTTATCATTTTAAAACAACAATTAAAGAAGGATTAGATATTATTGAATCATTGAGAGGATTTACAAGTGGGTATGCAATTCCGCAATATGTTATTGATGCTCCTGGCGGCGGAGGGAAAATTCCAATATTACCAAATTCGATAGTTTCGATAGACGAAAATTTTATTTATCTAAAAAATTATGAAAATGAAATATTTAAATACCCAATTTTTTAATAAAAAATTTTTATAATAAAATTCTTTTCATATTTATATAAAATTAAATTTATATAATTATGACAGCAAGAAAATTTGCTATAAATGACATCAGAAATGTTGTCAAATCTGTGATAAATGAAGGATTTTATGATAGTAATTGGATTTCTGCTTTGCAAAAAGAATTTAATGCAAATGTAAAAGTTGATTTAGAAAAAAGTATTAAGCCTCTATATGGGGGTGGTTCATATACTATGATTGGGTATGAAGTGATTTTAAAAAATCCATCAACAAGCATTACGGGTTTTATTTTAGAAGGACTTCAAATAAATGGAATATTTGTAAATCCAGCTATTATTGTTTTAAAAAACAACATTGCTGAACTGCATGGGTCACTTAAAAATGATATTATTTATGGTGAAACACAAGAGACTAATATTAAAAAAATATTAAGTTTAATAAAAAATAAATTATCTAGCATAAGTAAATATAATACTTAAATTTTATTAAATAAAATTTCTTGTAATATTTTTTCAACATTTTCTACTAAATTAATATATTTTTTTGATAAAACAGAATTATTTTCTATTCCTAATAACATAGTATTATAACTTTCTAAAGATAAGTTGTTACAAACATTTATAATATCCTTTAAATCATCAACTATAATTATTGAACTTATGTCAAAAAAATCTTTTATATTTGGGCATCCCCAATATATAGGTATAGTTTTTGTAACAAAACAATCAATTAATTTTTCAGTAAAATAATTTTTTTGTCTTGAATTTTCTATACAAATATGAAATTGTGATTCAAAAAGCGGTTCTTTTAAATCTTGCAATATCTTGTTATTGTTAAAATTTTCAACTCCCAAATATTGACTAATATAAAAATCTATTGGGTTTATTATCTTAGTTTGTTTATAGTGTACTTTTTTTCTTAATATATGGCCATCTGTTATTTCTTTATGCCCAGTTATGTTTGATATTTGGAATTTTTTATTTGGAAAATTGTAGTTATGTATCCAGGTTGTACCAAATGGTAAAAAATAGGAATTATTACATCTTTTTAAAATTTCTTCATCATAAGCGATTATAGCATCAAATTTATTTTGATTCTTTATAGTTTCATTCCTTAATTTACATATTGCCTCAGCTTCTTTTATATATAAAATTTTAAAGCTATCTTCATTTGAATTATATCCTTGAAAACTGTCTATAAAAAGGCGAATTGGCTTTTTATACTCAATTTCAACATTTGGCCAATCTGGATATGTATAAGAATTAACAATTTGCTTCATATGTTATTTTTTAGGAATAAAAATCATATCTGTTTCCCACCAATCTTCCGAATTTGGAAGATGCCATTTTTTTTCATATCTACCATCAAAAAACTTTTCAAAATCTAAATACTTATTGGTGGGCAAATCTATATATATTGGGGGAGTTTTATCCCACTCTACTTCACTTTTAATAATATCTATATTTTTATTATCAACAAAATCTTTTAAAGTTTTTAAAACAGTTAAGTCATATCCTTGTAAATCAGTGACCAATTTATCTATTCTCTGTATTTTTAGTTCTTTTAAAAAATTTCCTAAGTTTATTGTTTTTGCCTCAATTATTTTAATTGGAGAATTATGTAAAACTCCACCTTCATTTTTTAAATGGTCAAATTCTGGATTAATTGTACCCAATGTTGCTGATGGGTCCCAATTTTCAAATATATTAAATTTAACAATTTCTCCACCTTTATCTGTTAATGCATAATTAAAAAAACGGAAGCTTTTTCTCAGTGTAGACTTAAATCTTTCTTGACAAATTTTTATTTTATCAGGATTAGCGTCAAATCCATATATAATGTCATAATCATCGCATTCTTCATATACTCCATCGCCATTATTAACTCCACAATAAACTAACAATCTTTCCCTTTGACCATAATAAGTACTTATCATAATATTTATTTTTAAATTATTCTTTAACATATATGTCGTCACAATCCATAACTTCTACTAGTTTATATCCCTTAGACTTCATAAACTTTTTAAATTTTAATTCATGATAATTATTTTCTACACTAAACGCATATATATTAAATTTTTCAAAATCTATTGTTTGTAAAACATTAAATTCTCCACCTTCTATATCTAAACTGCAATAATCAATATTAAATATATTGTAAGATATAAGTACCTCATTTAAGTTATAGCATTGGACTTCTATTTCTTTTTTTGTTCCTCCAAAAGCTTTTAACTCATATTCTATTCTTTGTAAGTGTTTTTCATTATATTCAGATTTCAATCCACTTAGCATTTCAGAATATCCTTTAATTTCAACAAAAACATCTTTTTTCGTTTCTTTTGATATACATCCATTTAAACAAATGCATTTTCTGTTGTTTTTTAATTTTTCAAATAACGCAGGATATGGTTCTACGCATATTCCTGTCCATCCCAATTCTCTTTCAAAAAAAAGAGTGTTATTAATTGCCAACCCGTCATTGGCGCCTATATCTAAAAAAATACCATTTTTTTTATTCTTAAAAATATTTTCATTGAGAAATTTATCTTGTAAATGTTGTCCATTATACATAATTTGTTCTATTTTAAAAAGTTTTTTAATTTATTAATATTCATAGAAACATTTGTTGGCATTGTAGAATTAAACAAATAAGTCCCAGGTTTAACATCGCTTTTTGTCTCTTTCGCTAAATCATACATTGTTTTAATATCAGTTCCTACATTAAAAATTCCAATTGCGTTTTTATTAATAAGTTGTATTATAATTGGCACTATTTTATCAACATAATCAAAGTTCCCAATTTGATTAATATATGCATATTCATAAGTAAAAGGAGATTTTTTTTGTGTAGTTCTTATTAGTAAATAGTCATTTGCTTTTAATTGAACATATGCATCTCCTAAAAGTTTTGTATACCCATACCAATTGGCACAATGCACTGGAACATCTTCTTCTGAGGCATTATCAATTGAATTTGAGTATATATAATCTGTAGAAATATGAATAATTTTCTTTTTATTTTCACTACAATAATCAACTAAATTAGATAAAGCTCTATAATTAGTATTCCAATGAGATTGTTTGTCTAAAGAATATGTATTTGTATTAGCAATGCAATTGATTATTTCATCATATTTTTCTAAAAAAATAGAATAACTTTTAAAATCACAAAAATCCATTCCATCTTTTTTTCTGCTAATATAATCCCATTTTGTTGTTTCTTGGATAAATTTTCCAAGCAATCCGTCTCCTAAAATAAGCCTATTTTTCATTTTTAAAATTTTTTAAAATGGTTTCGAAATAATCAAAAACATCACTGTTGTAATGTGGAGATGCTCCCAAAAAGAAAACTTGGTCTAAAACTTTATTTGCTATAGGATAATTTCTAAAATTACCAAATTCTTTATATGCTGGATGTAATAATATATTTCCTGCAAAATAATTTCTCGTTTGAATTTTGTTCTTTTCGAGATATGTGACAAGTTTGTGTTTAAATTCATAATTATCACAAACTATTGGAGTGCCAAACCACGATGTTGATGCTTTTGATAATTCATTTATAACTGTAACTTCTGGAATATATTTTTCAAAAATGCTCTGTATCGTATTTTTACTTATAATACGTTTTTTGTGAATTTCTTCAAATTTTTCTAATTGGACTTTCCCAATTGCACCTTGTAAATCTAGTGGTTTTAAATTATATCCTAAATTTACAAAAAAATATTTATGGTCTATTATTTTGTCTGAATCTGGCAACCATTTACTAAATCTTTTTTTACATATTCCATTGGGAATTATATTTTGAGACCCTACACAAGAGCAGTCCCTTCCCCACCAAGCCATACTTCTAGCAGTTTTAATTATATCATAATTGTCGGATGTTATCATTCCCCCTTCTCCAGTTGTAATATGATGTGCAGGATAAAATGAATAAGAAGACGCAGTAGCATATTCATTTAAATATTTTCCATTCCACTTACTTCCCAAACTATCGCAATTATCTAAAACAAGCATGATACTATGTTTGTTACATATATCTAAAAGAATATCAATATTACATGGATTTCCTAACACTGGGGATAAAAATATTGCTTTTGTTTTTGAATTTATATTTTTTTCAATTAAAGATAAATCAAAATTAAGAGAATCAAACTCAATATCTATAAATTTAGGTTTAAGTTTATTAATTATTATCGAAGATAATGTAGTTGGGAACCCTACAACAGAAAGTATTATTTCATCATTATCTTTCCAGTCAAATGTTTTTTTTAAAGCGGCAATAAGCATCAAATTTGCAGAGCTTCCAGAATTGACCATAACAGAGTGTCTTTGGCTAAATTTTATAGAAAAAAGCTTTTCAAATAAATCAACATTTTCTCCCGCAGATAACCAAGACCCTAATATAAGAGATTTAATAGCTTCTGTAATTTCTCTTGAATCCCAATAGGGACCAGAATAATAAACTGGAGTAACTCCAGGAATAAACTTAGTATCATTATAAACATATTTTAATGTGTTAAAATTTTTTCCGAGACTATTAATTAAATCTTCAATTTGAATATTTACACTTTCATTCATAAATTTTTTATATTTATGATAATAATAAGAAAATTTTATTAAAATTTCAAATTTAATATAATATTTATAATTTTGTTTTAAATTTTGGATTAAAAAAATAACATTCTAATCGTTCTATATTCCAAGGATTGATAGTGTCTTCTATTAATAATTCCACTACTTTTTTATAAAACTCTTTACTTCTAATATGAGCATGTTCTTTTAAAATCCCGAAATGTCCTCCAGGAATAAATTCATATAGATTAGGTTTTTCATAATCAAATAGTAAATTCCATATTTTATCTACATTTATTCTAGGATTATAATCATGTGGATGTCCATTACTTTCACATACCAAAACTTTCCCAGAATCAAATTGTCGTGATGTAGACAATTCCCACATAGTTCCAACACTTAAAGCTTGAATGTTATCGCTAATATCTTTGACTTCAATTTTTTTGGGAGCTTGAAGACTATTAAAATGAAATCCCCAATATCCTCCTATTTTTAAAGCTGCACACTCATTGCATTTATCAACTCCGTCATTTATCACCTCAACTATATTTTCCCAATGGTCAAAGGGATAATCTTGAGCAAAAAAGGTTAAATCAGATAAGTTATCATAATTTATATATATATGATTAAAAAAAGAATGAACACACCTTCCCAGGTTTTGTTCGACAAATATTTCATTTGGATTATTTGTATTAATTCCTTTTCTATATATAGTTTTTTTGATATCTGTATTCAATTTATCCATCCAAGATAAATTTTTATCATATGCAGCAATCACAATCTCTTTAGTCATTTTATATGATTATAGTTTAACATCTTTAATTCCTACGTTTCTTTTAGTTGTTATAGCAAATGCAGTTTTAACATTATTTGGCTTATCATCATTAATTAATATTCTATCACCACTACTAATTCCCATAATTAATTGGTCATAAAATATTCCAGCATCTATCAATTGTTTTTCAGTAATAATACGCATACATTCTTTTCTTCCAGTTACTAAGATGATAGTATAACCATTTCTTTCCCACTCATTAATTGCATCAAGTGTTCCTGGCAGTAATTCCAACGGATGCGTTAATTGTGCTGATAAATTTCCATGATGTTTAATTAAAGTTCCATCTATATCGCAGAATATTGTTTTTGGTCTTTCTTTTGTCATGTGTTTTAATTTTATATATTATTTGGAAAATCTAAACCAGTATATAACTTATATTGGTATTTGGCTTGTATTAGTGCCAACCTTTTTCCCATTTTTGTTGAAACTATTGAATCAATATAAAAGTTACTATCATCAACAACAATATCTGATACAGGAGTGCAATTATATACAATTGAATTCTTTATATTTTTTATATCAGCCCACTTTTCTCTGCATATTGTTCCATAATGAAGCTTTAATTTCTTTGCTGCGTACCTTATTGACGCAGCATACCCACCATTTCCTAAAATAACTAAATTATTATATTTTAAATTTTCTGATAATACTTCTTTTGCTGATATAAAATCAGTATTATATGCTTTTAAAATACCATTATCATTTATCACAGTGTTTGCTGCACCAATTGCTATAGCATCATCACTAATTACATCAACATATTTTAAAATTTCTTTTTTATATGGCATTGTTATGGCAAATCCCTTAAAATTTAAAGTTCTTGCTGCATTTACTGCTTCTTTTATGTTATTGACAGAAAAAGACTTATATAAAGCATTTATTTTATCTAATTCAAAAGCTTTATTAAATATCATACAACCTGTATTACCCGCTTCTTTAGCGAACGAGCAAAATATTAATGTGTCTTTATTTATCATTCAATACGTTTAAAATTTTTTCTTTTATTTTATTTTCACTTAAGCCGTATTTGTTATACAATTCAGCAGGAATACCTGATTCCGGGAAAACATCATTAATTCCAATTCTTGTTAATTTAGAGTTTAATCCATTATCAGCAATTATTTCTGAAATTATTGAACCAAGTCCACCAATAATTGAGTGGTCTTCAATGGTGATTATTTTAGAGTATTCTGATAATATGTTATTTAATTCTAAATCGATAGGTTTTAATGTAGTAATGTTTAAAATAGTTACATTTAAATCTTTTGCGGCATTAATAACATCTGATAATATGCATCCCGTTGATAAAATGATGGCATTTTTACCTGTTTTAATAACTTGAGCTTTACCAAAGTTAAATTGAAAATTTTCTTCGAAAACTTCTTCTACTGGTTGACGCCCAATTCTTACATAATGTGGCGTATGTAATTCTGTATCACATAAGTATTTAATTACGCTTTTTGTTTCATTAAATGTGGCTGGGTTTAATACAACCATATTTGGCAATGACCTCATTAAAGACAAATCTTCTAATCCCATCTGGGTAACACCATCTTTGCCAATAGATAATCCGCAATGGGTACCAATTAATATAACAGGAGCTTTAGAATATGCCAACGAAATTCTAATCGTATCATATTTTCCTGTTAAAAAAGATGCAAAAGATGCAATAAAAACTTTGTACCCATATTCTGAAAGCCCTGATGCAATACCAATCATATTGTTTTCTGCAATACCAACTTCAAATAATCTATCTGGGAAAGCCTTCCCAAATTCCGCTATTTTTGTTGCTTTGCCTAAATCAGCATTCAATGCTAATATGTTTTTATGCTTTCTACCTGATTCAACTAGTTGTTCTCCGAAAGCTTCTCTTGTTGCTCTATTCATAATTATTTAATTCTTTTTTTGCTAAAAAATACTCTTCCTTTGTTGGTACCTTTGCATGCCACTCAGCACCTTCCATAAAAGAAACCCCTTTCCCTTTTATAGTATTCATTATTATACATATTGGTATATCAGTTTTTGTATTTATAGAAGATTTGATTTGGGAAATATCATGGCCATCAATTTCTATTACATTCCATCCAAAACCTTCCATTTTTATTTTAAGATTACCAAGGTCAAGTATATCTTTAACATATCCATCATTTTGTGCTTTATTATAGTCAATTAAACAAATTAAATTATTTAATTTATATTTTGGAGCCAACATAAATCCTTCCCATATTTGACCTTCTTGAATTTCTCCGTCACCAAGAATACAAAATATTTTATTATCTATTTTTTTTAATTTGCTAGCTAAAGCATGACCAATTGCAATGCTTAAACCTTGTCCTAATGACCCTGTTGTGGCATGTATGTATTTTAATTTATTCTTATCTGGATGTCCTTGCAATGCAGAGTTTATTTCTCTAAATGTATTTAAATCATCATTGTTTAATAGCCCTATTTCATATAATGCAGCATATATAACTGGAACAGCGTGTCCTTTAGATAATATTAATTTATCTTTGTTTATCATATCGTGTTCTGAATATAAATAAGCTATTAATTCAGCCAAAGAAAAACTCCCGCCAATGTGACCTGAGCCTTTTTTATAAACCATATCTAATATATGGTGTCTTAATTTATTAGGTTTAATTTTCATTTTCTTGAACATATTTTTTTAATAATCCTACTATAATATGACTAATCTTTGATATTACATCTTCATAATGAAAATTGTTGTTATTTCCCCCTGTGTTACCAGGAAATTTTGATATACCTTTAACTCTTAAGATTAAATCAGCATATTCGTCAGATTTAGTATTTTCGTTTCTTGTTATTAAAACAGTTTTCATGTTCATAGTCTTTGCAATTTTTAAAGCCTCAACTATGTTTTTGGAATTACCAGAACCAGACATGGCAAATAATATATCATTTGCTTCGGCTTGATATTTTAATTGCTCTGAAAATATTTTTTCAAAACCTATATCATTAACCATACCCGTAATGGCTGCTGGTGAGTCACATAGACTAATTGCATGAAATTTATTTCTTTTCCCCTTTCTTTCTGTTTTGTCTTCAGATACAAATGGATGCATGTTTAAATCTAAAACCAAGTTACAAACAGATGCGACATTACCTCCATTACCACAAGAAAATATCTTATTTTCGTTTTTATATGCAACTAAAATCATATTATAAAATCTTATAATATCTTCAGTTGATATAGATAAAAAAGCATTGTTTGATTCTTCTTTATATAAATCTATTAACTCTTTCATATTTTATCATTTATGTGAATTATAATTTAAGTATAATTAAAAATTTAATAAATTTCAAGAATTTTTTTAAAAATATAATTTATTAGAAAAAATTTTATTTTGAGTGTATCATTTGTGCTTAGATAAAAGATATTTGCCATATAAAAATAAAAACTTCCCATATTCTCCATTATGAAAATTTTTATATAAACTACAAATATTCAAATATTGTAAAATTCCTAATAATTTTACATTTTCCCAAGAGTAATTGTTATTGCTACAAAATTTTTCTAATTCATTTAATAAAAATAATAAATTTTGTCTTATATAATGAAATATATATGCTCTGTTGTCTTCTATGCTTATTTTGTAAAGTTTATTATTAACATCTGTACCATTAATTAATAATGAATGATACATTTTTCCTAAATCATAATAAAAATCGCCAATTTGTAAACTATTTCCGAAAGCTTCTCTCCAATCAATTAATACAAAACTATTGTCATAATATATAATGTTTTCTGGTTGAAAATCTCCATGAAACAGACTTGGAATAGAATTTTTATAAATATCATCCCAATTTATGCTTTTTAGCATATTTTCAATTGAATCTACTCTAATTCCATTAACATATTCTATTTTATCTATATCAGTTTTCGAAAAATATTCACACCTACTGATGGTTTTTTCATAATACATTTTTTTGCAATTATTTATAAATTGCTCATTTTTTTCAAAATTTCTATTTCCTAAATTGTCAAACCAAAAGGGTATAATTTTTTTTAATATATTATCGTCATTAATAGTTGACAACAGTTTTCCATTAATAAACTTATAATAATACATATTATCATGTATTTTTTCAACAATTGGGCAGGTTTTGTTTAAATATTTTACCCTTTCTATTCTGTTTTCAACGGTTTTATTATTTGAAAAATATTTTATAACTGATGCATCTTCAATAAAAATTACTTCATTATCTTTTTCTGCAACAATATTATTACTAAAAACTTTTTTTGTAAAACAATAAGAATCATTATTACCTATATCATACCATTTAAAAAATTTAAGTTCTATTCTTTCTAAATTATTAAATCCATTCAAAACTTGATGTTCGTTTTTTATAATTTTCTTATCATTTAAACTATTCCAAAAGACTTCATAATCGTAAATTCCGGCTATACCTATAAAACATTTATCTCCTAAACCATAATAAAATTTATTTAAATATATATCCCCGTCTACCAGACAATACTGCTCAGATTTATCTTTATCTATTTTAGATATACCAATCCAGTTATTTTTTAAATTAAAAAAATAGTCTTCTTCGGTAATGGTATCAACTGATGTGAATATAAATGGTGATTGTAAATGTTCTTTGCAGGATAACAAACTTAATCCAGGACCAGAGCCAATGCCATCATAATTTTCTATATCAACATATGTTATTTTTCTGTCACTATGAGTTTTATTTAAATATGACTTTATTTGGTCTGATTTAAATCCTACAGCAATTATAATCTCTACATCTTTTGGAGTTTTTTCTATAATCCTTGAGATGGCCGCTTTATTTTCTAGTGGCAATAATGCTTTATGTAAACCTTCTACTGCTTTGTTTCTAGTTCCTTTTCCTGCAGCTAAAATACAAAATTTATAATTCATGTTCTGTGTTTATTTTTCCAGATGCTCTATTTGAATCATCTTCATATCTTATTACATCATTTAAATGTGGTGTTGATACTTCTAATGCCGTATAGTCGGTTTTTGCAATAACCCTATGTTTTTTACCTATTGGAACAGACCACCCACTGCCTACTTTAAATATTTCAGAAATTAATTTTCCTTCTTCGTTTTCTAATAAAACCTCTGCTTCTCCAGAAATTACATAGTTAGTTTCATATTTATTTTTATGTAATTGTAAACTACTTTGATTTCCCGCTTTCATATAAATTAATTTATAAGCATAATATTCATTTAATTCCAACCACAATTCATAACCCCAGGGTTTATCTACTTTATAATTACTTATTGATAAATTACTTGGTTTTTTATTATCGATTTTTTCTTTATATTCTTCTAGAGTCTCTCTAATTAGAATATCTGTAATGTGACTAAAGTTAGTGTTTTTCATATTATTTGTTATTTAATAATTTATGTTTAATTACCATTAGTTTTTCAAACATTTCTTCTCCTTTACTATCATTTTTTTCTGCAACTTTAATATCAGGATAATATGATTTTGGTAGCATAACATAAAGGACAAATGTTTTTTCTAATCCATATATTTCTTCTTTTGACATCGACGGCATATCTAATAAACTCTTATCAAAAAAAGAAATTAAAATTTCTTCTTCTCCAGTAATATATTTTTTTTCCATTGCAATGTCACGTAACTTTGTACCTGAGAATGGAATAAATGTGAACACGTTTAACGTGTGCTTGCCCTTAAGAATTTTAGATACTTTTCTATTTAATTTTATAGTTTCAAATACATCACTTCTTCTTTCATCGGGTAAACCAATCATGTTATTAATTCCAGGTGTAATATCATATTTGGCTAATTCTTTAAAAGCTGATATTATTTGCTTATTTGATAAACGTTTATTTAATAAATCTTTTCTTGTTTTTTCAGAGCCATGTTCCAATCCAACTGCAACAGTTTTGCATCCCATTTCAGCCAATAATTTAGTTTTTTCTTCAGTAAGTGTGTCTAACCTACTTTGACATGAAAATGGAATCCCAACTTCGTTTTTATAACGAATTGCAAATTTTTTAAATAATTTTAAAGGTAAAGCGGTAAACGTTTCTGAAACAAACAATAAATGATTAATGTCAAATTGTTTAACTAAACTATTTATGTCTTGAAATATTTTATCAAATGTTTTAGTTCTATAATATTTCCCAATATTTTCATTTTTGGATAAATTCATTAATGCAGGTGCAGCGCAATATGTACATGAAAATGGACAACCTCTGTCCGTATCAATTACCATAGTTCTTACCACATTCCCAAAAAATGGTCTATAAAATCTATAATATTCATATATTGAAAAATCTGGAGTTGGTAATTTATTAATATCAATTAATGACCTAAGCTTGTTTTTAATAATTAACCCATTTTTGTTTTTTAAATAAATATTTTTAATATTAGAACAATCTTCTTTTTTATATAATTTATTAGCTAATTCAACTAATGCTTCTTCTCCTTCTCCAATACATACAAAATTAACCATATTACTATTTAATATTTTTTCATATCCAAAAGTTGCCCCCACTCCACCAAAAATAATTGGGATATTTTTGTTTTTGATTTTTTCAATAAATGTATATGAAAAGGGAATTGTGCTATCTAATACTGAAAACCCTATTAAATTAGGCTTATATTCCTCAACAATTTTAACAAAATCTTCATAAATATCAACATCTTTTGCTTTAAAATATTCATCTATTTTCGTTGGCTTGACATGCCCTAATTTAGCACGCATTTCATCATTTGTCTGTGTGCTTTTTGGTTTATATATTGTACAATCAAATAATTTAACATCAAACCCATCATTTTTTAAACAAGCTGATAATATTGCTAAATTACTGGGAGCAGCGCCCAACAATGGTTCATTCGGATAAAATAATAGTATTTTAAAATTTTTATTCATTTTACTGTTATTTTTACTTTCTACCTCCGTATATTTTTGTAAAATATTCCAATTGGTCATTAATTACAGCAGAGGCTTTAGGAATAAAATCCCCTTCTATTGAATATTTTTTTATATCTACACCTTCTTGTGAAAGGCATATTCCCATAATTCTTTCTTTTACACTTGATTCAAATTTATTATTTGGCAATAATGCTTTTGACAATCCCTTTTTAACTAGATTTGATATGATATCCTGTTTATAAATACAATTTGCTCCAAATACTCCAACATGTCCAATGTTCGAAATAGGACTATACTCTGTTAAAGATAATACTTTTTGCACATATTCTAGTTCTCTGGGCATAAAAGGTAATTCATTAAAATACATTAAATTCCAAGTATTTTCATCATATAAAAATTGGGCAAAGCTTTTTTTTAAAATCATACTATCTTGTATTAAAAAATAGTATTTTTCATTTGGGTATTCCTCAAAACCTTTCCATAAGGCTCCGGCGCCATAATTAATATTTATATAATCAGAAATTCTTATATTCGAAAATTCCTTTAATTTGTTTAAATAACTTTTATCATCGGAATTTGAATCAATTACTAAAATAGGTTCATTTGGGTGAAACTTTGAAATTGCTCCTACACAGTCGAAAATTCTACTGGCATTCACTACATATTTGCTGGGTATTATAAACATATTTTATATTTTATTTATTATATATTTCATTTAATTTATTAAACATCATTAATCCTTCTTCTGTATTTTTCTCTGCTAATTTAATATTATTCCAATGCTTTTTATCAAGTTTGATATACAAATGTGCAGTTTTTTCTAACCCAGATATTTCTTCTTTAGACAATTGAGGCATGGTTAACATACTTTCTTTGTAAAAGGAAAACGATATTTCAGTTTTAGCATCAATAAAACCATTATGAATAGATATTTCCCTTAATTTAGTTCCAGAAAATGGAATAAAGGTAAATATATTTATATTGTGATTTCCATTTAATATTTTTGATATTTTTCTATTCATTTCAATTGTCTCAAAAATAAGTTCTCTTGTTTCGTTTGGTAAGCCTAACATACTATTTATTGTTGGTCTAATATTATATTTAGCTAGCAATTCAAATCCCTTAAATATTGATTCGTTTGATAATTTTTTATTCAAAATTTTTGTTCTAAAATTCTCATTCCCATGTTCTAACCCAACTGATACAGACTGACATCCCATTTTTTTAAGTAATGATGTTTTTTCTTCTGTAAAACTATCAAGCCTAGTTTGACACCAAAATGGTAAATTAATTTCTTTTATATATCTTTCTGCAAAATTTTTAAATTTATCATATGGCAATGCTAATAATGTTTCAGAACTAATATATAAAAAATTTATATTAAATTTATTTATTATTTCTTTCGTCTCATTAAAAAATTTATCTATATTTTTAAGCCTATAGTATTTACCAGCATTTTCATTTTTGAAAAAATTTCTTAAACTAGGAGCCGCACAATAAGAACAAGAATATGGGCAACCTCTGTCTAAGTCAAATTGTGCCATTCTAACAACTTTTCCTCCAAAAGGTCTATAGAATCTTTCATCCTCATAAATTGAAAAATCTGGAACAGGTAAATTATCTAAGTTACACAATTCTCTTAGTGGTGGTTTTATAACATTGTTCTTTTTATCTAGATAACATATATTTAAAATGCCTTCTGTTGATTTGTTACTTTTTAAATTGTTGCATAATTCGACTAAAGATTGCTCACCTTCCCCTAAACAAACATAATTTACATATCCAGACTTTAATATTTTTTCATATGAATATAATGCTCCAACTCCTCCAACCACTACTGGAATATTTTTATGTTTTATTAATTCTAAAAAAGAATATGATATTTGTATAGTACTATCAACTAGCGATATAGCTATAATATTGGGATTATAAGAATTTATTACATTCACAAAATCATTATATATGTTTGTTGTTTTTAATGGAGCATATCTGTCAATTTCTGTTTTTTTAGTATGCCCTATTTTTTCTCTTATATTATCTTGTGTTTCAGTTTTATTTTCATATCTTATTGATTGATATAACGTAGAATCAAATAATTTAACATCATGACCTGCCGATTTAAGACAAGCAGACAATATTGCCAAATTACTTGGAACTACACCAACCCTAGGCTCATTGGGAAAAAAAAATAATATTTTAAATTTATCCATGTTTTATTATTTGATTTTATACAAATATAATAAATTAATATTTAATCATATGTTTATATTTATCCAAATTATTTAAAAGATATTTGGGATAACTTTCATCTATTTCAACTTTTGTTAAATTTCCTCTAAAATATGGGTCAATATTTTTATCTATATTTAACTTTATGCTATTTATTACATTGGGATTATTCATTTCTTGAGCCGAAAAGGACTCTATCTTTTTTTTAATTTGTTCTGCTCCCCCCATATAACTAAAATGCCATCCACCATTTTCTATATTATTATTAATCTGATTTCTTAATTGATTATATGAATAATTTTTTAGTATTTTAAAAGACCCCATTCTAGACCCTTTCCAATTTTTTTCTTTTAAAATATTAAGATAATAATAATAGCAATTTTGGTCAAATGAATAAAGCTTACTTGAATCAAAAAAAATGTCTATATTTTTTAAAATTTCTGGATTTGGAATTTCGTCACAATCAGAAGAAATAATAACATCTTCATCTTTGCAATTTCCAAGTCCACGTCTTATACATTCTTTCTGAAAAAAATCTCTTCCATAATGATGTTGTGTATGTACATTAAAAGCTGTAGTTTGTTCTTTGATAAATTTATAAATTTCATTTAAATATTCTTCATCTTTTGTTTTCGGATTTTGAATGATTGGTAAATTAACAAAATCAAATGGAGAATCTTCAATTTTTAGATGAATAATTTTAGGAAGAAACTTTTTAAATCTTTCTTTATTTTCTTCGAAATAGTATGGTTTTGGTTGTCCTGTATGCGTCACTGATGCCTCTGATATAACAAAATAATCTATATACTCATTTAATATATTCAACCGCATTTCTAATAAATCCAACTCATTAAAAAAACAAAAACAATCATATATTTTTCTCATCTTATAATATATTTTTAGTTTTATAGTACTCTAAAGCTTGTTTCTTACATGTTTCATAATCAAATAATTCTCCGCTTCTATCCATATAAGCAAATCCTCTTGTATAAGCATCTCCTGTAGCCCAATATCCATCACTAACATTGTGTCTAGCCCAATATTTTGGAGCAATTATTTTATTTGCATAAATATTTAACCAAGCAGCCCACCAACCGAATGTTGAATTTGAAATAATAATCCATTTTGCCTGATTTACCGCATAAAAATCAAATCCAATGTCTACATGATGTATTGGCATTTGGAAGGGCATATATGAGGTTGCACATTGAATGTCATCTGTGATTACTACAAACTTCATATTTGGGTTTAATTTTAACATGTTATTTACTGCATTCTTCCAATATTCTCTTTGCAAGATTACATTTACTAATCCTCTATATTCTCCTCCCCTAAAATTAATAATACATAAGTTTTCATCTAATACTATTCCTAATTCATTTAACTTTTTGTCATATTCATTTTTATAATTTTTATGAATTTCAAACCACTTTTTTATATCTTCTTTCCTATCAATTATATAATCTTCAGATTGAAAAATTCCCCCAAGAGCCCCATTATCTCCTAACAAAATAGTATTGTCTTGTATTTCATATAAATTTTGATTTAACATTGTTATATTAACATTGTCAATGTGATTGTAATGTGTCCATTTTTCAAAAAAATGGTTTACAATTCCAGACACTGGTTTCCCAAAATTAACATTCATAAAATACATTTGATTTTTCCCATTAAAATAATCATGAGTAGGACTTGAATTTATTCCCCATTCATATCCTAATTTTTCAGCAATTGTTCTGCAAACAGCATATTGCCACATATGGTTGCCAAGGTTTCCAGTTAAATTTGTTGTAATCATATTTTTATTTAATAATAATAATTTCCATCATGAATATAATAATCATTTTTTTTATAGACACAATTATATAATCCGTTTTTTACATGGTGTGCCACCATTCGTTTTTCAAAAGAATTTCCTCCATAAATAGGACCATGATAAATTATTTCTGAAAAATTTTCGCCTAAATTATAATCAATTTTTTTTAAATTATCAACATTACCAAAAAAAAGCTGGTCAGTAAAATTTTCTCTATAGTTGAATAATTCAGTTTCAAATTCTTGTCTTTTAAGTATCCTCGCCCCTTCTATTTGCTCGTGTTTGGCAACTTTTAATCCATTAAATTTCATTAGACAATTATTTTTAGTCCAAGCAACCATCGTAGTACTACATTTTGGATTTTTTTCAATTTCATTTATAGAATCACTTATAAATTCATCTCCTATATTGATATCCTGCATGCAATCTGCTGCTATATTTAAAACATATGGAGTTTTAACATTTAATAAAGCAACAAAGTATGGCATTGTATAATTGTATCCAAGAGTGGAAGTATTTATATTTAATTTGAAATATTCTTTTGCCAATTCTTCATAATCTTCAACAAATACAAAGTCAAAGTCAAAATGTTTTTTTAATTCATAAACTAAATTAAGTATATCTTCCCTGGAAGAAACATTATTTATCGTAATTAATTTATTCTTTAAAAGTGCATTTTTAAAATTAAGAAACCAACTATTTTTATCTAAAATAACTTTATAATTTCCTTCATATACAATTGTGTGCAGTGTAAACATATCTATTATATTAAAAAATAATTTTTTGAATATTTTCCATGAAATCCAAATGTAATAATCCCTTTATTTTCTTCAATTTCTCTTTCTTTTGAAAATCTTACTGCAACCTCAAGTGGAGCATACTTACATCCTTCTTTTTCAAATAAATGTCTATTGTGACAAGTAAAAAAACCATCTTCATTATAAAAGCCAAAATAAGATTTCCATTCTAGCTCTAATTCAGTACTCAAAGATAATAATTTTTTACTTCTTAGGGAAAACCCCCCATTTCCGACTCTAATCAAATTTCCAAAAGGGTCTCTATATGAAAAATTGTCACTAGGCAAAGCCCAAGGTGCTCCAATATAATCATATTTAAGGAATTCATCTTCCCATTTATCAGGATTAATAACAAAGCCATCATCTTGAATTATTAATGCAAATTCAGTATTTATATGTTTATATAAATCATAAACAATAAATTTACTATATCCATTTAAATCTAATGGGATTATTTTTTCTACTATTATTTTAGAATCAGAGATATCTTTATCTGTAAGTAATTTTACTTCTTTGAAATCTATACCTCTACAAGAATATTTTAAAGCATTTATTGCTCTTTCTACGTTTACAGAAGTTACACAAACTAATGTTACATTTTCTAACTTTATCTTTTCCATTTATTTTTTAAACTTTTTTTTAACATAATTTACCTCAAAGTCTTTTACGTTTTGTGAGACCTCACTACTTACCTGGCCATTCCAAACCCTATTTACAACGGTTGGCGTTTTTAAAAAGATGGGGTCTCCAAATTTATCATGCATTCTTTTATAATATTCAACATCCATTAGCCAGAACAATTCTTCATCAAAAAAAGTATCTAATCCATTCTTTAAAGTCAAAACAGAAGGAGAACTAATTGAGTTTGGCTCCCCAAGATAAATTTCATCATGATAATATGGTTCATGCAAATAATATAAGTCTTCTCCAGTTTTACTATGATAACATGTACTAACAAGCCATTTCTTTTCACCATCATTTTCAAAAGCATTTACTGTATTTAAAATAGAGTTTTCATCTAACAAAAAATCATCTTGAAATAGTATTTTTATATATTTTGAATTCTTATCCACTTTAGATAATGCATAATTTAAATTAGAAGATGATATTCTTTTCGTTCTGCTATTAAACACATATTCTATATCCAAATCATTAGCCCATTCTAAGACTTTATCTATATTTTGTAAATTTTTTGATTGGTCTGAAATTAAAACTTTTATATTTTTATAACTTTGAGCTTGAATTTTTTTAAATGAAAAATCTAAAAATTCATGTCCTTTGTTTTTCATTTCATAACAAGGGATAACTATTGTAATTAATGGCTCCATCATTTAAACAATTTTTCTTTTAATTCAATTAATTTTATTTTTTCTTTATTTTTCATGTTTTTAAGCTCTAACCAGTCTTTTCTCATGTCATACAATAATGGGTTTATGAGAAAAATTTTCTTTTTGAATATTTAAAAGTTTAAATCTTTCTTTCTTTGTCATTCCTCGAAACTGTATCATATAATTTTCCATTTCATACATTAACGGATTTGTCATATTTGTTGGAGGATGCCACATATGAAATATGTCTATTGATGGGTTGTCAGAATAATTTATTTCTCCTACAACAGTAATAATTTTATCCCAAAACATTTGGTCTTCTGCAGCATAGCCAAAAAATATTTGTGAATCAAATCCCCCAACCTCGTAATATAAATTTCTTTCAACAAATATAGAACCACCTTTTGACCCCAACGCTGGCTGTCCAGCATACATTGGCAATTTTATACCTGGAGTTTTTTCTTCCAAAGTGTTAATATTAATCTTTTTATTAATTACTTTTTTAGTCAGCTCCTCAGATAAATACAATACCCGTCTTTTCCCGTAAGGCTGTATACATTTTGAATTGTTGAGATTTTTAAAGAGCTCTTCAAAAAAATTTTCTTTAACTAAAATATCAACATCATGTAATAAATAGTATTTTGCTTTATTAGAATATTTAACTCCAAAATTATATGCAAAACTTCTATTATATTGCTCTATTATATTACCTGGAGTCCACAAATAATTAACTATACCTTCTAATTGAGACTTACATTCTGAGATTTTACTGTGTTCTACAAAAGTTAAACAAAAAGATTTTGATTCTTTGGGTATAATAAATTTATTGTTATAATATGAAAATGATTTTTTAAAAGATTCTATTATTGGTATCAAAAATTCTTTTCTGCTTCTAAATCCAATAATTACATTAACATCAAACTCTGAATTATTAATCAAAGATATGTATGATTTCTCTTTTATTTCTTCATAAGAAAAATGATTTTTTTCAATAGCTTCAAAAATATTATTTATCATTTTGTTTATATTTAAAATAGAACTCTCCTCTGATTTTATTTCCAAGACAACTTTTTCTAATAGTAGTTTTACTATTTTTTAAACTAATTGCGGCTAATCTTAAACTTTCCCATATTTTTACTTTTTCCCCGTTTAAGTTATATTGAATTACTTGTTTATTGCTTTTTTTAATACATGGAATTTTTATTTTTAGTGCTATTTTTTTAGATTTTTTATATATCCAATAAAATCCGCCAGACCTTTTCGACCTTCCCAAACAAACTTGTCCTATCCTATTAATATTTATCTTTAAAACAAAATTAATGACTTTGGCACTACTCCATTCTTTTAAAAAATTACCATTAGTATCATATTGCAATATGGGATTGGAACACAAACTTTTAAACTCACTATGTTTTATTTTTTTGTTTTTATTCATAATAGATGATTTAAACCTCCAAACAAATCCAGCAGATGTTTTTATTCTTCCACAGCAGCAATTGCTTATTCCAGAAATTAAAGTATTTAAAAATAATGCTGCAGCACTTATGCTTTCCCATTCTTTTATAAAATTACCATTTAAATCATACTGATAAATTGGTTTTAATTTAACTGTTTCGTTATAAACCTTCATTCTATCATTTTTAAAACCAAAATTATTTCTAGCTGACCTGCATAAATTATATCCTAATTTTTCAAATTTATTATTTTTTTCATTTGCAAACAAAATAGAATTTAAACAAAGTTGTTCTTCATTAATTAAGACTTTTGCAAATTTTAATTTTGATTTTTTTTTGTCATAAGGAATATTTTTAAGTATTTCAAATATAAAATTATCTTCGCCATATTTATTCCAAGCCTTTTGAAGTTTTTGATTGTCATGATTATTATTTCTCAACTTCTTTAAGTGATATTTAAATCTTGTTTTAAAATTACAAGTGCTCCCTATATATAATTTTGAATTAATTATGTTTTTAATTATATAAATGCCAGATTCCATTTTTGTTTTAATCTATTCATTAATAAATATTATAATAAATTTTTCATCTTTTCATTAATTTCTTTTAAAGTTTTCATTAATAATTTTCTATTTGTTTAAAAGCTGGTTTTTTTAAAACTTCTTGATGGATTTCCCATTGAAGTTGTTGTCTTACTTTATCATCTGAAATTGGATTATCTCTGTTATATATATAAAGAGATTTATCATTATATTTTGTTTTCTCATATCCAGAAATTTCCATTATAGGATACATAATAGCGACATCATAAGTACAACGATAAAATTCCTCGTTTTTATCTTTCATACAAGAAAAATTGGGGTCTTGCTTTTCAATTGCATGATAAACTCCGGCTCTAAAAGTTCTAATATGAGAAACATAAAAAGGAAGTTTTCTCATTAAAGAAAATTCTTCTTTACTTTTATATGGTTGTGCAATTCCTCTTCTACCATCCGTCCAGCTAGCTTGTCCATACATTATCCAGCAATCATTTTTACAATAAAATTCATTGATATATTGAAGTACTTTATTGTTTGGTAGCCAATCATCCCCATCTAATAGAACAACAATATCATGTGGTTGACAATACTCCATTATAACTTTATGTATATTTGGCAAAGCAGTTACATTAACTTGATTTTTGACACAGATTGCCTTTTGGTCATTATGGGGCAATTTATCCCAAGAATCGTCTGTAGAAGCATCATCAATAAAAATTGTTTTAAAATTATCATATTTTTGTGTAATAACCGAACTTACACATCTTTCTATAAACTTAGATGCATTATAAAATGGTACTATTATTTTAATAGGCAATTTATCATATTCTATAGGAGTATATCCTGGGGGAACAAAAAAAGGAGGTAATGCTGATATTGACATAATTATATTTTTTTAAATTTAAATTCTATTTCTTGATGGCATCCAATTATATTTGAAAAATCTATAGATTCATAATTTATAATTTCATTATTTAAGTATTTATCATTTAATTCTTTTACTGATAAATTATATTTATCCCCTTTTCTATTGGGATGAGTTTCATTTACAATATTATTTGGAGAATTAACTAAACAACTGCGTTTATAAGCCACCATTATTTCTTTAGGAAAGTTATCAAAAACTTGTAAATTTCCTTCTAGTGTGTTTGGGTTATGGAAATTTATAGCTTTAACTAATTTTTTTATTTCTTTTGTTCTAAATGTGTGACCATCAACGGAAAGCGGATATCCGAAATCTGCATAGCTTTTTGACCAATTCCACCAAACAAATTTTTGGTCTTGATTATTTGGGACAAGGACATTATCACACTTCATAGTGTAACAATAAGTTACATTGAATCCAAGTCTAAAACTAAAACAAAATACATTAATATCCTTTAAACATTTAACTATATCATCTTCTTCAACTGTATTATATATAATATCGTCATCTGTAAAAAAACAAGTATATTCTAATTCTGTTTCCATTAGTTCTAAAGTTTGTTCTTTAAAATCAATCTCCTCAATCCAATTTATTTTTTGAAATCTTTCTTTTAATAAAAAATATGATTTTTTAAATTCTTCATTAGAATATCTATATAAAATATTAATATTAAATATATTTTGTGCATTTCTTTCGATTGATTCTAATAAAAGGTGTAATTGAGGAGCTCTATCAAAGCTAAAGATTATTGCATTTATCATTATTTTGTTTTTTTTTATATTTATTATAAAGATAATAAAAAAAAAGAAAATTTTCAAATATTTATTAAAAAATAACTCTTTAGAAATATGAAAAAAATTAAAATTAGCGAAAAAGAAATTAAACAAGATATCTTAAACGAAGCTTTAGTCATTAAAAGAAAAAAAGAACTTTTTAAAGAAGCTCAAAAAATAAATGAAGAACTTAAGCAATTAAATGAATATGGGCATCCAGGGGTAATGTCAGGATATGGATTTAAAGATTATACTGGACCAAGTCCAGTTATAGGTTTAGTAACACCTTCAAATTATGAGGAAAAAAAGCCAGAAGAATGTGGATGTAAATTAGACCAATTTCCAAAATTAGAAAAGGATATAGAAGAGTTTGGCGGAGATGAAAATGATGTTTCTCCAGAAACTTCTATAGATACTAATGAAGTACAAGTGCTAAAAAGTGAGGTCGAAGAATTAAAAAGCAAATTAGCACAATTTGAAGAAAAGATTGGGTCTTTAAATGAAGCAATGTCTGATAAATTAAAAAAATAAAAAATAATAATTTCATTTTTTTTTTACTATTTATAAAAAACTTAAAATTCAAAGTTATGGGAAAAATAGAAATTTCTAAAGAAGAAATTAAACAAATCATAAAAGAAGAATATTCTAAAAAAATTACTGAAATAAAATTAAAAGATAAATTACGCCAAATCGATGAAGAAATACAAAAAATAGTTTCTGAAGATATGGAAGAAGGTCTTGAAGAAGTAAAAACAGGTGGACAAACTACAACTGTTGGTCCTGATGGAATAACAAAAGCTAAAAAGTGGGAGCCTGAATTTCAAAAAAAAGGTAGTCATTTAGTAGAAGATGATGCTACAGAAATTTCTTCTGAAGACTTACCTAGTGATACTCCTGATGATGAGCCATTACCTGACGAAAATTTATCTGACAATGATGAAGCTAAGGAAAACCTTGATATTGAAGAAATTTTAGCAAAATTGGCAGATGCAATAGAACAAAAAATTGATTCTACTGTTGAGGAAAAAGTAGGAGGAGAAGAAGGTAAAGAAGAAATTCCAGTTACTGACGAAATCCAAACTGATGAAAATCCAGATACAGAAGAAGGTATTGATGAAAAAAAAGAAACATGTAAAGAAGGATGTGCTGAAGAAGGCGTTGTAAAAGAACAAGATGGAACAAGCGTAGCACAAGAACAAAAGCCAAAAGATGCAATTCCTTTTGACAATGGCAAAGCTGAAATTCCCAAAACAGGACAATTGGTGAGCGAATCTACAAAAAAGAGAATGCAAATTCTTTCTGGAATCAAAAAAAATGATTTTAATGATTAATTAAATAAAATAAAAGAAAACCGCTTAATAGCGGTTTTTTTATTTTAACAAAATCGTATAATATTAATTTTCTTTTAAAAGTTCTCTTCCGTCTTCAGTAAGGACTTTAACTTCTTCTCTTTCCATTAATCCATCTTGATTAATAGATATTTTTTTAGGTTGTTTTTTTACAGGTTCCACAATTTTTTGTGGGTCTATTAAACCATTCCCCCTGTTTTCTTTATTATTTTCCATAAATTTTTAATTTAATTTTTTATTATAAATATCTTAATTTTCTTCTTTTTCTTTATATTTTTCATATCTGTTTACAATCTCAATCAAAAATTTATTCCTAACAATATCTTCTGAAGTAAAATTAAATGTATTTATTTCTTCTAATCCATCTACCATTTTAATAAAATCTAAAAATTTTGAATCTTTCTTTTTTATATCATATTGACTTATATCGCCCATTAAAACAGCCTTTGAATTTTTCCCAAGTCTTGTAATCCACAATACTAATTGTTTCATTGTTGCATTCTGTGCTTCATCTAATAAAATTATAGAATCATCATAAGTAACACCTCTCATATAAGCGAGAGGCTCAACACATATTGCTCCAGAAGTTTTTAAAAATTCAGTATTCTGTTTTCCAATAATTTTTTCAAAGTTAGATATATAACTTCTCATAAATGGGGCAGTCTTTTCCTCGATATCTCCGGGTAAAAATCCCAAGTTTTCTCCACTTTCTTGAATTGGTTTGGTTATAATAATCTTTTCAATTTTTTTATCTGCTAATAAGCAAAGTGAAGCGTAACAAGTAGTAAAAGTTTTTGATGTACCTGCAGGACCTTGAACTGTTGTAAAAATATTATTTCTAATGGCCTTATAAAGCTCGTGTTGTTTTGGAGTTAATTCTATGCCCATTTTATCAATTTCTTCTTTTTTGAGAAGTAATTTTGATTTTGGTCTAATATTATACTCTTTAATTTCTTTTTTCAACTCATCTTTTACTTGAGTTCTACTATTTTGTTCCCGTCTTTTTGTCATTCTATTTTACATATTAGTTTATAATAAATATATAAAGAAAAGGAATAAAAATCAAAAAAAGAAAAATTAAAATATTTATATATAAATAAATCCTGGAAAAAATGATAAAACAAGATGAAATTAATGCTTTGCTTGCAAATGAAATAAGAAAATCTGGACTAAACGATGTTATTAAATTAGACATGGTAAAAGAAAAGGTTATGAAAAAAATTCAAGAAATGTCTAAAGATTTAACCGAAATGGAAAATCCAGCAATAGCACAAGGGCCAACTATTTTCCCAAATCCTGCAGAAGATGAGGAAAAATTTAAAGTAGCTCCAGATATTAAACAAAATAACATGGAAATTCCAAAAAATGGGATGGAGGCTGGGTCACAACCATTAGAAGTTCCAATAGAGCCGAAGTTGGCCATATCTCCAGAAACCCCAGATTTCTTAAAAAATGTAGAACCTGGAAAATTATTTGTATATGATTTTAATGAATTGAGTGTTGGAGGTGAAAATCTATCTAATAAACCATTTAAAACAATGGACAATCCAAATATTTGTAAATCGATGCAGCAAATGTGGTCTGAAAATGGAATAACAAAAGCTGAAGTCTATCAAACAAAATTTGAAAAAATTGGAGAAATTTCTTTTGATTATAAAAGTGGGGCTTCTCAATTTATACAAAAAGGAGCAGACCCAGACTTTAACATACAACAACAATATAAAGAAAATCCATATGCAGCTGACCCAGGAAAAGAAGTGGAAACTTATGTAAAAAATAATATTAATTTAGACCAAAAGGTAACTGATGTAATAACAGATATTGTAAAAAATTATTTTCTTACAAATTCTGAAAGAGCAGTAAATGAACCAGTAAAAGTAGGTAATGGGGACGAAACAAGAGGTTTAGGCGCTATTAAACCAAACGCAGAATATATAAACCCTAATGACCCATTTCCAATAAGAACTGATGACATATATAAATCTATTCAAGAAGAAAAACTTACAATTAAAGATTTAGTTGATAAATTTCAAAAAATAGAAACTCCTCAAGATTTGAAAGAAACTTTAGAAGGAAAGAAAAAAACTGCTAAATTAGTTTATGAAGATAAAGAAATAAAAAAATTTGTTTTAAATGATAAAGAATATTACCTACCATCAAATCCAATGTCTATAAGAATGTGTTATGTTAAATAATTTTTATTTATCTATTTATTTTAACATTTTAAAATAATAAATTTAAATAAAAAAATTATGGAAAAATTTTGGAAAATAAAAAATTTAACAGATACACAGGTAAAAATTACTGTTTGTGTTAAACCAAACACAGCACCAGGAATCATTTTAAAACCTAATCAATTTTGTATAGGAAAACAACAAATGACGGCTCCTTTAGATAAACAATCAAAAACAAAGAAAGTGTCTATTGAAGAATTTGATAATTCTTACTTTTTAGAATTGGGAAAAGCTTATGATGAATCCTTTTTAGATAAAGCTAAAGAAAAAACTAATAAATATGCAAAACGATAATGCATTAACATATTTTGATTTAGAATTTGAAATCTCTGGAGAAAAATTTGGAGATTTTGAATTAAAAGAAAATATTTTTTCAGAAATTAAACATTTTGAAATTGCTAAAACTATACACAAAATTATTTTTAAAAATATTTGGGAAATAGTTTCAATAAAAAAATTAGAATATCAAATTATAAAAAAATTAAATTTTATTGATTTAATAAAAGTAAAATTAGATTTTTCAGAAAAATATAATGGCTGTTTTACAGATGAGTTATTTGGATGGATTTATTATAATGAAGATGAAAAAATAAAATCTTTCCGTTTTATATTGGATATTTCTACAGGAGAAATAAAATATCTTAAATAATTAAAAAACTATTTATATTATTTTTTAAGAATCCTATATTTAATTCATATTAAATATGGGATTTTTGCTGAGAGTAAATGGATATTTTGGATGTGGGGTAATGGAAACAAAGTTTAGGAAAGCGATTATAAAAAAATAAAGGAATAGAAATAAATAAAATTTTAAATATTAATTAATATATGGAAAATAAAACTCGTATCTTATTGATACCCAGCGATTTGATGGGTGTCGGACATTTTAGAAGTATCTGGCCAGCGCAATCAATGCAAAATAATTTTGCAAATGAAATAGAAGTAGAAATAGGAATTGATATTGATATAAATAATATAGATTACTTATCCCAATTTGATATAATACATTTTCATAGACAATTTGGTGATTATGCAAAATTCCCAGAAATATCAAAAAAACTAAGAGAAAAAGGAATAATTATGATTATGGATTTGGATGATTATTGGGAACCCCCAACTACACATCCCCTTTATGAAATTGTAAAAAAAGAAGGACTTTCAGCTAAAATATTAAATAATCTTAAACATGTTGATTGTGTTACTACAACAACTGAAATTTTTAAAAAATATATTTTAAAATATAATCCTTATGTTCATATTATTCCGAATGCACTTGATATGAATCATAAAATGTGGAAATCAGAAGTTCAAGAAAACAAATCTGGAAAGTGTAGGATTTCATGGATAGGCGGTTCGTCTCATTTACATGACCTCTTACAATTAGAAGATTCAATGTTAAAAGTTAATCTTTCACAAGAATTAGAAAATAAGTACCAAATTGTTATGTGTGGATTTGATATAAGAGGTACTATTACAGAGTTTAGACCAGATAATTCATCAACTACTAGGCCAATTAAACCACATGAATCTATATGGAATAGATTTGAACAAATTTTTACAAGTAATTATACTTTAATTAAAAATAAAGAATATGCTGAATATCTTAAGACCATAAAAAAAGAAGATTTTGAAGGATTTGAATTAGAAAATTATGTAAGAAGATGGACTTTGCCTTTAACTCAATATGGGAAACATTATGATTATTGTGATGTTTGTTTAGCGCCATTAGAAGATATTGAAAGATACAAACAACTTCCTGACGGAGAAATTGTATCAATATATGACCAAAGACCAGGTACCGTTAAAACAAGACCTCATATTTTTAATGAAGTTAAATCAGAATTAAAAATTATAGAAGCTGGTATGAAAGGGAAAGTTTTAATAGCTCAAGATTTTGGAATTTATAAAAAATTAATTAAAAATAGAGAAAATGGAATATTGATTCCTACTTTTGATAATAAAAAGGGGTGGCATAGAGCAATAAAAGAAATTATTTTAAATCCAGAACTAAGAGAAAAACTTGCAAATAATCTTCATAATTTTGTAAAAGATAAATATGAATTAAAGAATGTCACTAAAGAACGTGTTGATTTTTATAAAAAAATAATAGAAGATAAAAAAAATGGAATATTAAGTAACTTTGAAAAAGCCAGGAATATTATGAATATCCCACCAGAATCAGCTAAAAATGTTTTTAATATTCAACCTAAGATTAATCTTGCAAACTCAATTAGTCAGCCACAATCTTTAAAAGATATTTTACAAAAGACATCAAAAAAAACAATTAACCGTCCATATCCTAAAGAAAAATTTTTATAATATTTACTCGAAGTCTAAATTATATGAAATAATTGTTTATATTGTCGTTATAAAGTTGTAAAAATTATGAGGGAACTTGGGTTTTATTGGATTAAAAAAGATTCTGAATGGACAGTCGCAGAATATGTATTAATAAGGTCTGCTAATAAATATTGCTGGGCAACTGTATGGTCTGACGAAGAATGGGAGGATAAAGATTTTGACGAAATTGACGAAAAGAGAATTGTGCGAGAATGATTTTTATGTTTTATAACGATGGCCGTATGGTGGCGTACCGGATTAAATAACGAAAACTTATCAATTTATGACAAAGCAAATAGATACCTCAGAACTTTCGCATACCACTAAACCCGGTATGCACTATACGGCGTGTTATAACCAGCCTTTTATTCTTGTTGGTTTTGAAGAAAGCCAGGCGATTACAAGTGAATTAAGGTTTAGAGGCTATAATGCTTTTTCGTGCGACTTACAAGACTGTTCGGGAACAATGCCAGAATTTCACTTAAAAATGGACATATTCCAAGCTATTAACTTACGAAAATGGGATATGATTATTTTACACCCGCCTTGCACTTTTACCGCACTTTGTGGAAACCGTTGGTACTGGAATAGCTTTGAAAGAGTTGACGGCGTAGAATTGTGCCAAAAAGCATGGAATGAAGCCTGTAAAGTGTGTGACCATGTGGCTTTAGAACAACCGAAAACAATAATGCAAAGATATATAGGCAAAAGAAGCCAGACTATACATCCTTGGCAATTTGGACATGGCGAAACTAAAGAAACTTGGCTTTGGCTTAAAAACTTACCTGAATTAAAACCTACCAACATTGTTGAAGGTAGAGAAAATTTAATATGGAAAATGCCACCTTCAAAAGACCGTCAAAAATTACGTTCAAAAACTTACCCTGGAATAGCTCGGGCAATTGCTGAACAATGGACGGCTGTCTTTTAAGGTTGGTTATAACTTGTTTATAACAGCAATAAAAATGTCATTTATAAATTTAAAAATCAATAATTTAAATGGATTTCATATAATAAAAAAATATGTTTGGAGCTATAATAGGAGATGTAATAGGTTCATATTATGGATGATTCTATTTCTGAAGTTTTACGGAAAACAGTGTAAAAACAATAAACTTTACTCATTAATATTTTTTATAAAATAAATTATTAAAATTATAATTTTGTTTTTTATTATATATTTATACAATGTAATTACTAATTGTAGACATATAATAAAACACATATGAATTATAAAAAAATATATAATTTAATAATTGAGAGAGCTAAGGTAAGAAATCTTGAATGCTATAAAGAAAAGCACCATATAATACCAAAATGTTTAGATGGTCCTAATGAAAAAGAAAATATAGTTTCTTTAACCGCAAAAGAGCATTTTATTTGTCATTTATTACTTGTAGAAATTTATCCAAATAATGAAAAACTAAAACGAGCTATTTGGGCAATGAGTACTTTAAGAAAAAAATATTTAAAACAAAGATATAAACCTTCTGCAAGAACTTATGAAAGATTAAAAAAAGAATTTTCAAAAAGAAACTCTTGGAGAAAAGGCAAAACATGGGAAGAATTATATGGAAAAGAAAAATCTGAAAAAATGAAACGTTCTGTTTCTTTGAAAAACATTGGAAGAAAACATCCTCCACGCTCACAAGAATACAAAAATAAACAATCTAATTCACAAAAAAATAGACCCAAAAGGGGAAAGAGAGGAAAAGAATACGGAGAAAAAATGTCCAAATTACTAACAGGAAAAAAAAGAACAGAAGAATCTAAAGAAAAAATGAAAATAGCACAAAAAAAATATCGTGAAAATTTAAAAGAACAAGGAATAAAAATAAAATTTACGGAAGAACAAAAGAAAAACTGTAAAGCCGCTCAAGAAAAAAGAAATAAAGAGTTAAAAGAAAAAGGAATTAAAATAAAACTTTCTGAAGAAACAAAAGAAAAAATGAGAGGAAAAATCCCCTGGAACAAGGGTAAAAAAACTTCTAAAGAAATTATAAACAAAATTATTGAAACTCGTAGAAAAAACAATAGCTACAAACTTTCTGAAGAAACAAAAGAAAAAATAAAAAATAAATTAAAAGGAAAGCCAAGTAAAAGAAAAGGAAAGAAATTTCCTAAAAATAAATTTTAAAAATTTATTGAACCATTGATGAAAGCATAACTTTATCAAGCCAAATAAAAAACCCCAAAAATTGGGGTTTTCTTTTTTGTCTGTTAAAGAGTTATTTTTTCCATTTTATCATCAAGTTCAAATTTGATATCACTTCCATCAATATTAAGAGTCATTTCTTTTTCATCTCTACTTTTAAATTCTTTAAACCAAGATTTTCCAACTACACATAAAAATTTACTTTTAGAAATTTCATTCATAAGTTGATTTTTTCTTTTCCTAAAAAGTTTTGATTTTTTATCAATCCAGGATTCAATTAATTTATCATTATCAATATCTTTCATAGACTTCATAAAATTTTCAAATTCTTCAATTGGAGGAAGTAATAAGGCTTCTCTTGGGGTTAATTCTTCTCCTTTTTTATACTTTTCTAAAACCTTTTGAAAATCTTTTTCTGTAGTCATTAAAGTAAGTTTGTCAATTTTAACTTTAAGTGAATTTACAAAAATTTCTTCTCCAGTTTTTTCTAAAGTGCTTGGAGGATTAAATCCATTAGCAGTAACACCTAGTTCTTTTAGCCAATTTGTTGCTTCTTCTCCATATAATTCAATAAAATCAAAACTTGCCTTTCCTATCTTAGCCTTTCTATAGTGATTAAACACAGTATTATTAGCTTTCAATTTAAGAAGTTCATATTCATTTCTGAACAATTCTTCAGCCGACATTGTATTAACCATTAAACGATTAATAACTGGAAGAGAAGAAAAATCTAATATATAAAGTTTACCAGCTTCATATTTTTCTCCTTTTAAAAGGCCATTACTTTGGAGTTTATCAAAAGTAATTTTTGATAAACTTACAGGAAGAGTATAAGTATGAATTACACCATCCTTAATTAATGTATAATTTCTAAATTTAGAAGTCTTAAATATTTTAGGAAGTTTGGAAAAATTATTTTTAGGTAGTTCCACTTGTCCTGGATATCTTACCATAACAGAGAGATTAGCTCTTTTTTCATTCCAAACTAAATCAGTAATAGGGTATCCCATGTTTTCATCTTCGTATTCAAAAATCAAGCCTTCTTCTTTTTTAGAAACCTCTTCCACTTTTTCTTTTAGTTCATTTACTTTACCTTCTTTTAATAATTTTTCCAAATCTTCCTTATCTTTATCTGTCATACCTTTTTTTGCAACAGCTTTTGCTCCAATCCTTTTATATTTAAATGCTTCATGATTGGGGAACCACAAATTTTCTTCTTCTTCCATTAAATCTTCAATCATATTTAAAACACAATAAGCATTTTCAGCTGGTTCTAAATCTGGGTTATATCCTTCTACAAATCTAAGGTTTTTGTCTTTAACTGCTTGAAGAAATTCTGCTTCTAATTCGTTTATTTTTTGTGTTCCAAATGTATTCGCTTTTTTTACAATAAATTTGGCATCACCAATAAATTTAAGAACTTCTGAAACTTTATTAAAATCACTTATTCTACTAAAACTGAACAATGCTGCATATAAAGCAGTGTTAAATTCTTCAATTTCTTTTGGTTGGAGAACTTCAAGACTATTTTGTACAATTGCAGCTTCATTAAGCATATCCATTGATAGTTCCTTGCCTACTGGATTTTTGGAAAAGAAATAAAATCCGCCATCATTTTCATTAACAAAAACTTCATTATTTTCATTTACTGAATAATTAATAACTTCTCCATCCGAAGAAATATTAAATACACTACCAAAATCCACACTACCTTCTATTTTAATATATTTTCTTTTAGAAGCTTTTTGTCCATTAAATTCTTTTGAAATATATGGTTCATAATCTTGAAAATGTTCACTAAAAATATGAACACCTCCCATTTCACAAGCTATTTTAGCTAAAAGTTCTTTATTACAATACCAACCATATTCAACAACAGTTGAATTGGATAAATTTTCCTTTATTGCATTAACAGAATCTATAATTTCTTTGGTGGAATATTGGTTGTCATAACCATCTGTTATAAAAAATAAAGAATGTACAGAATTTGGTTTACTTTTCATAACTCTATTAATTACAGCTTTAGCTTCATCAAATGGGTCCTTGAAAGCTGTTAATCCAACTGTCGTTAAATATCTGTCAATTAGTTCTTTAACTTTAGTTAAACTAATGTTACTCTTTATTTGATAATCTTCAAGTATAACACCACACTGTTTTCTTCCAGAAAACCATATAATTGTTAAAGAGTCATCAGCTTTTAAATCAGTTGAAATTTTATTGTATAAATCTTTTCTGATTTGGTGAAGTTCACCATACATTGACCCAGAACAATCAACTATAAAAATATGATGTGTATTTATTACAATTGTTTTTATTTGGACTGTTTCATTTTCGATTTTTTGATTTATCAAAAAAAGTCCATTGTTAATTTTTACAAACTTTGTCATTTTAATAATTTTAAATTAAACATAAATTAAAAGGCAAATATAAAAAAAATTTTCCAAAAGTCATAAATTTTTATATATTTATATTAAAACTTTAAATAAATGAAAGATATTACTTTAAACTTTGGAGCTATAAGAGATTCTGTAACAAGACTTTCTTCAATGGAATTATTAAAAGAAAATTCAAATAATTCTTTAAAAACTTTTATTGATATAATTAAAAAGAGTCCAGTTTTATTAAAACAACATTATGTTTTTAAAAATTTTGAAGATAGTAAACCTTTTATAAAAGAAAGATTAGCCGAAAGATTTATAAATCAAAATTTAAGTATATTAAAAGGAATAAAATGGCAAGATATTATTAATGAAAACAAAAAAATAAGAATTTCTTTGCTTGAAAATAGTCATGTTGAATCAAATGGTGGAAAAAAAGATGAATTATTTAATCATATCCATACATTAATAGAATCTGTTACAAAACCAACTTTTTCAAACATTCAAGCAGAACAAGAAGCATATGAATTTTTATTAGAATATTTAACAAGACCAGTATCTCAAGAAAACATCTCAAAAGAAAAAATAGATAATCCTAATTTAAAAAATTGGAAATATATTACAAAACTTGCTGTAAATAACTTTAATGAAAGATATTCTCATTTAAATGAAGAAGAAAAAAAGATTTTGGGTATGTTTTTGTCTGATGACAATAAAAAAATTAATTATATTGAAGATTTAAAAAAAGAAAATTTAAGTTTAATTGATAATTTATTAAAAGAATGTAAAGATATAGAAAAAATAAAGGTTTTAAAAGAATTTAGAGAAAAATTAAATAAAGTAAAAAATTTTGATTCTTTTAGTGCTGATGATTTTATAATATCATATTCAGAACTAAAGAATAATTTAAAAACAATGTAAAAAGCTCCCAATGGAGCTTTTTTTATTCAATTTTTAATTTTGAATTTTTTTTAATATAAAAATTGTTTTCTAATTTTTTTAAGTCATTTCCTATAAAATTAGAAATTCTTACACATTCTTCAAATAATTCTGTATTTTTTTTAGCATTTAATGGATATTTTTTTTCTGATTTAACATTTAATGTGTGTAAATATATTTCTAAAGAAATAAAATTAGATTTATCATTATAATTAAAATTTTCAGGAATATTATAAATATATATATTGTCTTTTTCAAAAGGGAAAAAATAATTATTATTTAGAAATATTATTAATTTATTATTTAAAATATTTTTTAAATTTTCTTCAAGATTTTTTCTTTCATCATTAATTTTGTTTAAAATATTTTTTGGTTTAATCCAAAAGCTAACATTAATATAAATAGTCTGTGGGAAATCTCTATTTTCAACAGTTCCAATCTTTACATTAATTTGCTTATTGCTTAAAAATTCAGTTTTTATCATTATTTCTCTTGCTGTCCTTTTATTCATTTCTTTCTATTTTATTAAAATATAATAAAAAAAAATAGGATTATCAAATTTTGTAATATTTATATAAAAATATATTTTATATGAACTCAGAATTTAAAAATTTTGTCCAAAAAGAAATTAAAAAACTTCATAAAATAACTTTATTAAAAGAAGAAAAAAAAAGAATCGAAGATGAATTACAATTAATGGCAGAAAGTGAAAAAAAATGGATGCAAAAAGCATTTAGTAAAAAAGAAGGTTCTCTACATAAAGAATTAGGAGTGCCAGAAGGAGAAAAAATACCAGTTTCAAAAATGAAAAAAGCATTAACTAATCCGAAATTAAGAAAAAAAGCACAAGCTGCGATAAATGCAAACCCTGATGCTTATGGTTCATTAAAAGATGAAGAATAAATTTTTACATATTTATTACAAAAAATAAACTTATGGGACAAGAGAATAAATATATAATTGCAGAATTTTATACTTTTAAACCAGATTATAATTCAGCTATTAATATTATTAAAGAAGCTGAATTGAAAAACACACCAATTATAATGAGTGGTATTTTTCAAAAGGCAAATACTTTAAATAGAAATGGGAGAGTTTATCCATATGATGTTTTGAGAAGAGAAGCTACAAAATATATGCAATTAATTGAAGATGATTTAGCAGGTGGAGAATTAGACCACCCAGATTCAGCAGTTGTTTCTTTATCAAAAGTATCGCACAAAGTTCTTGATATGTGGTGGCAAGGTGAAGAGTTATATGGAAAAGTAATGATTGCATACACAGGAGCTGGAGATACTTTAAAAGGATTACTGAAAACAGGATTTAGACTTGGAATTTCCTCAAGAGGAGTGGGGTCAGTGAAGACAGTTAAAGGTGAAGATATTGTTCAAAATGATTTCGAGTTAATAGCTTTTGATTTTGTTTCATCACCTTCAACTCCAGGGGCTTATATGTATAAAGAATCAAGACAATGGGGATTAACTCCAATTACAGAAGAAGCTTATAATAGAATAAAATGCGAAAATGGAATTTGTAGAATAGTTGATGATACTATAAAAGAATCAACTCTTTTAACACCTTCTAATTGTAATATTGAAGAACAATGTGAAAAATTTAAAAAACTTTTTACTTTATCAAATAATACTTTTTGGAAAAATTTATAATAAAAAATTAATTTTTATATTTTTTTTCATATTTATTAAAAAGTCTTAAAGAAGAAAACTATGGATAATAAAAATAAAACACCATTAGAAGAAGCGAAAGCCAGCTATGAACAAATTAAAGAATTTGCAACGGAAGCTGTTAAAAAAGAATTTGAAAATGACATTAATGAAAAAGTTAATAAAATTTTAAATGAGTCTCTTTCTATAAATGTTGATGATAGTGGGGAAGTAACTGTAGAAACAGATAAAAAAGTTATTGAATTAAATAACAATGGAGAAGTTGAAGTTGAAGATAAACAAGAATCGGATGAAAAAATGACAACTGGAAATGATGATGATGAAGAAATTGAAATTGAAAAAAATATAGATGAAATGACTACACTTGAACAAACACAACAAAACCCAGAGGCAACTCCAGAAGTAGCTCCTACAGATGCATCAGCAATATCAACTCCAGAAGTAGCACCAGAAACAGCTCCAGAAGCAGTTTCGGGAGAAAATACTCCTCCAGTTGATGATGATGTTTTAAAACTTGCACAACTTTTAACTAATATAATTGATAAAAGAGTGGGAGGAACAGACACTGAGACGGAACAAGGTGTAGATTATATAGATGATGAAAAAACTGTAAATCCAGAATCACCAACTCCAGCCCCCGAAACTTCAGCAGTGTCTTCAACACCAGCACCAGTTCAAGAAGAAGACGACCTTTTGGAGTTTTCGTTAGATGAAATAAAAGACGAAAATATGTTGGAATTTGAAATTCCTACAAATGAAGACAATAAAGAAGATGATTTCATAGAATATGACCCAGAAGCTATGCTAACAGCAGCTGGAGATATTTCAAAAGAAAATCCAAACTGGAAAAAAGATGTTAATAAAGATTTAAATTTACCAGAATTGGAGGAAATGAAAGGACAAAGTAAACTTGTAAGAAATACTAGTAATCGTTTAGGGTTAGAACCAAGAGACGGAACTCCAAACTTACAAGAATCAAATAATAAAATTAAAACTCAATATGAGTCTAAAATAGACGAGTTATTAAAGGAAAACAAAAGTTTAAAAGAATCAAACAAAGAATTTGGTGAAATTGTAGAAAATTATCAAAATGCTTTTAAAGATTTAAGAAAACAATTCGATGTAATGCAAAGTTTTAATGCAAAATTAGCTTTCGCCAATAAAATATTTGCAAGTGGGGGATTATCAGTAGCCGATAAAGCTAGAATAGCAGAAGAATTTGATAAAACAAAAACTGCAGAAGAAGCACAATCGCTTTACAATAAAATTTTAGAAGAAAATAAAATTATCATTAATAAAGATAATTCTTCAAAAATTAAAGCCACCACTACAAATACAGCCAAACCAAAAGATATTGTGTTTGAAAGTGCTGAAATGAAACGTAGAAATGCTGATATGAAACGCACAAGAGTTTTAGCAGGAATCGAAAAAGATGAAAATTATATATAATTTAAAAATTTTTGAACTATTTATAATTTTCAAACATAAAACAATTAAAAAAACAAAAAATGAATAGTGAATTATTAAACAGCGGTAAAGTAGGTTTGACAGTGTTCAAAGACTTAGCCGAACAAAGAAAAGCAATAGTTAACAACTGGAGTGAATCTGGTCTTTTGGAAAACCTTGTAGGTATGAAAAAAACTAACATTGCACAACTTTTAGAAAACCAAGCACATCATATGTTAAATGAAGTAACATTGGATGCTGCTGCAGGTAGATTTGATACAGTAGCATTCCCAATAGTACGTAGAGTTTTCTCTCGTCTTTTAGCTAATGAAATCGTATCTGTACAACCTTTAGCATTGCCTTCAGGTCTTTTATTTTACATGGATGCAAGAGTATCTTACAATGGCGCTGATAATACACAAGCAGCTGGCGTTGAACATCCTACTCAATTTACCAATCAAAATTCTCAAAAAGTAGCTCCTTACAATACAGCTAATGGACAAGCAGGACCTAATTTTGCAAGTACTACAGCTTATGAAAGATTTTACAATAATAGAGGCTTTGATTTATCTTTTGGTACTGGTGAAACAGTAACTACAGCTTATGCTGGAACAACTTTATCTGGTAGCAATTTTTCTAATGGTCTTGCAGCAGTTACTGCATCTTTAGGAACAGATTTTGACATCAGTAAACAACAATCAAGTGCAACTGTAAGATTTTCTGCTCATACAGCTATTTATTATAGTGCAGGTTCACAAAATATTCTTATTGTAGCAGCAGGTGGAAATATTCCATTCTTCTCACAAATTCAACAATGGGGATATGACCAATTTGCAAATAACGAAGCAAAAGTTGTATTTGACTTAAGACCAGCTTCTGTAATTGGAAGTGATTTTAATACTGCTATGTTAAATAATGGTGCTGGAACATTTGGCTCTCTTTTTGCTATTGGATTTAATGCAGCATTTGAAATTTATAACAACCTTGAAGGTCGTTCTGAAATGGCTGAAATCACATTAAGATTTTCATCTGTAACCGTTAACACAATTACACGTAAATTACGTGCACATTGGACACCTGAATTAGCTCAAGATTTAGAAGCATATCACTCAATAGATGCTGAAGCTGAATTAACAGCTTTATTATCAGAGCACGTTGCTGCTGAAATCGATAGAGAAATTATCATTGACATTGCAAATCAAGCTCCATTTAGAGCTCGTTGGGACTACCAAGGTTTAGCTAATAATGCAAACTTCTTTGGAACTCAAAAAGACTGGAATCAAACTCTTATTACAAGAATAAATGAACTTTCTGCACAAATTCATAAAGCAACTTTAAGAGGTGGAGCTAACTGGGTAGTTTGCTCAGCTGAAGCAGGTGCAATTTTTGATGATTTAGAATATTTCCACGTTGATACATCAGCTTCTCCAGAATCTGAAAAATATAACTTGGGTGTAGAAAAAATCGGTAACTTAGGTTCACGTTATATTGTATATAAAGACCCTTATTTACCAGCACAATTAATTATCTTAGGTCACAAAGGTAATACCTTCTTAGAAGCAGGTTATATCTATGCACCTTATATTCCATTACAATTAACACAAACTATCACTGACCCTAACGATTTCACACCTCGTAAAGGCATCATGACTCGTTATGCTAAAAAAATGGTTAACAACCGTTTTTATGGAGTTATTTACATTGACAACATCAACACTTACTAATCTAAGTGAATATAAAAAAGAAGGGACTGAATTTCAGTCCCTTTTTTATTATATATTTTACTCTAATTTTAAGCTTTTTAAAACTATTTATATAAAATTAGCATTTTGATGAAACAAAAAAATAATATAACTGTAATAACATTAATTCCAGGTAGATATTCCAATCCTTCTACAAAAGTTGAAGATTGTATAACTGAATTTTTCTGTGCTGAATCTGGAGTAATGGAAATAACTACAAATGCTGGTAATTCATTTGTATGGAATGCAAAACCTGGAGAAAAAATAAATGTTGTTTCAGAACGTGCTTTAGTTTTTTCTGGAAAATTTATTTGTTTTTTTACTTTTTTTAAGGGAATAGCTCAATCTTTAATAGAAACAAGTGAAGATTTAGTAGATGAAAACAATAATAATTTAATAGATGAATTAAATAATAAATTTATAATTATATAAAATAATGGGAAATATAAGATTAAAAGATAAAGCAGATATTGGCCGTGATTTAAACGATAATGATTTAATATTTACTACAAAAACAAATGAAGATACTGATAATCCTTCTAGTTTTTTTAGAATAAAAAATCAAATAACAGCATTTGTCACTGGATTAACAGAAACATTTTATTCAAAAATTGGACATATTCACTCAATAGTAGATATAAATAATTTATCAAATAGTTTAGATACAAAAGCGAATCTAAGTGGTACAACATTTTCAGCACAAATAAACACTCCAATCATAAGTGCAACAACAATCTCTGCTGAAACAATTTATTCTGCAACAACAAATTTATACAATATATTTAATCAAATTGGTCATACTCATTTAGTAACGGATGTTAATAATTTATCAAATAGTTTAGATACAAAAGTGAATCTAAGTGGTGCAACATTTTCAGCACAAATAAATACACCAATTATGAGTGCAACAACTATTTCAGCTGACACAATAAATGGAGAAATATCACTTACAACTTGTTATTTATATTATGATGGGTCTACAGGAACTACTTCTGGAACATATGGGTGTACTTTAACATCACCAGGAAATTGGAGTATTACAAAATTTAATACTATATATACTATAGATGATAGATTAGGAAATATTACAATAACAATCCCTGATGCTTCTATAAATAATATTGGAAAATATATATATATTACAAAAGCAAAAGCTACACAAACACAAAACCATATTACAATATTAACTCCAAGTGGACAAAATGTTTCAAAAAATTCTACTTTTAAAATATGGGCACCAGATTCAAGAGTTCAATTAGTTTCTTATCAATATGATACAAATGGAAAGTCTGCTTACAGATATAGAATAGCATCTCAACATATGCCTATAAACGAAGTTGTTGAAGTATCCTATCATGGTACTGCATTATTTTCTTCTATTACAGAAGCTTTAAATTATGTAAATTCGAGTGCTGTACAACCAATGACTGTTAAAATAAATCCAGGATATTACTATATTGATAATACAATTCAAATAAATTGTCCATATCCAATATCAATTGATGGTTTTGGTACAGAAATGACTAACTTAATTGCAACTAATTCATTAAGTGGAAAGCCAATGTTTGATATCAAAACCGCATGCGACTTTTCAAAAATAAAATTTTCTGGTACATCTGGATATGGATTAATTGATGATGAATGTTGTTTAGATTGTAGTACAAATGGATTATATTTTGAGGCACATAATATAATAATTGAGGGTTTTTTCAAAGGAATTGAGGTTGAATGTGATTCAGAATTTTGGGTATTTGATAGTATAATACGTAACTGTGTAAAAGGAGTTAGTTGTATTGGTGGGTCAATGGGTATATCTGAAATGTCTTTATTTAATAATACAAATTCTTTGTATTTGTCAGCTTCAACAACTGGAAATTCTTTTTCAGTCCAAAATACAATTTTTAACATTGAAACTAATCAAATCGGAATAAATTATAAAGATGATAAAATAAAACCAAAATATCATTTTGTAACATCAAATGCTTTTTATGGAAATGGAATTTATACAAGTGGATTAACTTTTACAAGTAAAACTCAAAGTGATATTCGTTATGAAAATAATGCAGGATTACAAAATTATAGACCAGAATCTTGGATGTGGATTTCTGGAAATACTAATACAACTACAATTGCATCTTCTGGAACGTATTCAGCAGCTTCAATTAATGTAAACTCAATACAAAACTATGATTTTATAAAATTTTCAGGAACTGGCACTGAAGCAAAATTTACATATTTACCAAATATTCCAAGAAAATGTATATTTAATATAAGTGGAGATATATCAGTTGCTGGAACAAATCAAGTTTTATCTGTTGCTTTATTTAAAAATAATAGTATATTACAAAA